GGTCAAAAAAGAACCAGATGAATCTGAAGGCTATGGGCGTTCAGTACCGAAAGGGGCGAAAGTAATGCCAGTATTAGAGGTTAGAGAGACTATTCAAGGCACTGTCACGACTAATGAGGTCGGCTTTGGCTACATGACACGACGCATCAATGTTCCAGAAGGGATGCGCAACGAATTACTTAACCTCGATATGTATAACGACAACGTGGATATGTTGAGTTATTATGAAGCGCCATTGACAGGTATTACAGGATATCAATTATTTTTGAGCCCCTATCCTGTCCAAATTACGAATGAGAGCATTGCTATGAGTCGCTCAACAGTCCTTGCAAATGCCGGTCCAATGGCTGGTCAAAATACTATTCTCTATAAGGAAACAAAATTAACTAATATTGCCACAATTCAAGACGAAGATACTGTAAGCATTTTTGGCAATCAATACCCTTCAAGTCAATCCGCTGCAGTTCCAACAAACAAGTTTTATTCAGCGCACGTTTATCTCACGATTTTTGTATGGAACCAAGAATTAGCGGACATCGATGTCAAATTCTCCATGTTCATGAAAGTAAGACAAACAAAAGTGAACCCAACCCAGTCATCGATGGGCAGATATGCTGAATTCTTAGATGCGCAATGTCGATTGTTGACAAGTACGGCGGTGTCTTATGATCCTGCTAAAGTCGCAGGTTATACGTTCCCAATGTGGAAGGTAGGCGGAATTCGACCCGAGATTATGATATCCTCAACAAATGCGCTTCGTTATTACAATCGTGTTGCTAGTAATGCAGACCAAGAAATGGTTTCTCAAGGGGATTTGTTCGGCGCTTACAAAAACGCAACAACAATGTCAGCATTCGATTCCGCTTTTGGAGATCCTGCTTTGAATTTGCCAGCGTGGATTACTCTAATGGATGTCGCCGGAATTACTTCGGGCGTACTCAGACCGTACCCTCCGCCGTTGAAATATGCCGATAATGGAAATACTTTGATGTTCTAAGTAACATAGAACGGCGCAGCTGCAGAACCAGGCGTCGCTCTATGATAACACTAAGCAGATGATCATCCTCGTCATCACAATGGGACGAGCCACAATACCATACGAAAACATAGATTCAGCAGTTCATTTATTATTTCCATGGCCCACTTATTCGAATGTAATCTTAGATGTGCCACGCAGTTTTAATAAAACGAAAGCGCCAACGACAGTATATGATCGTCGTACTGGTAATTACAAAGCAATAGGATATCGAGTATTTGTTTCTAGGACACGTATATCCGGCTTTGATGATCAATTCCGTGCGGTATATACTACTGACAAAGGTTTCATCATTGTCGAAGTATAACTTCTTCTTCAGCGAGGAATTGTTTTCGCATTCTCCTCAACTGATAGCAAACTGCTTGTTGTGTTAATCCGACTCTCTTAGCGATATCAGATTGACTTAATCCGTGACCACGTAGAAAGAAAATCTTCTCCCACAGAATTTGTTTCTTAGTTTTTGGAAACATTGCGGGAATCATGAAAACAACTCCAATTGCAAAAGTGCTTTTAATTGAGGGGTTATTTCCTCTCTATTTTTGAGATGGATCATTAATGAACGGGTTGCTACATCCGACACATCAAATGCCTCCATTTCATCTAGATAAGCCTTCAACGCCCTCTCAATAACCCTGCTTCTGGTTCCCTTTGTTTTAGTCTTCAATCTCTCGGCTAATCCAACCGGTATATTGGCTGAAATTATTGTTTTAAATTCATTCGTTTTCAATTACGCTCCCCCATTTGTCAACTGACATGGTCAGTAGGGGGGGCTTCCCCTATTTAGAGATTAATAAATAAATAATTGATTGAAGATTGAGGGGAGAACTAGATGTGGGACTCCGCCCCAAATCCCGTTACTGACGACCTAGATGTTCAAGACAAGGGTTCGAAATACTATATAAACTACAAACAGGGACATCCCATCATGGCAAAAAGTACAGACGACGTAATCCTACGGGACAGAATGCAATTTGATTTATCTGCGGCTGGAGATCGTACAACCCTTTACGGGCGTGTTGATCTTTCGAATTATGTAAATCCCATTACCAGAGCCGGTCTAGCGATCAAGGAAATATTTTTCCAATTAAGAGATTCTGGTGCAGACAATATGCCCCTTTCCGGTATTTTTAACCCAATTGCAAATTGGGGCAGTGCATCCACTACAAGCGGTGTTCTTGCTGGTCTGAAACTCTATGCAACAACCCGTGCATATGAAAACGCTTCTGAGGTAGGGATAGCCTCCCCCGATGTCCTTGCCGTGGAAGAATACCTTTCATATGTCGGGCCTGCAAATTCAGGTGCTCAGCCAAACGACAATGGCACAACAATCTCCATGTTCCATAACAGATACGGTCCAAAGGATCTTCACCCAAGCGGTTTCACAGTAGTATCCGATTTACTCGTCGGTATTGCTGTTGATTCATGGGAAAATTTAGACAATGATACGCTAGAAATCGATATCCTAATTATAGCGGAACCAATCAAAGTCACCGAAGGCAGAATGAATGAGATTTTGAGCCAAGCGCAGGATCTCTGAGTAACATAGAACGGCGCAGCTGGAGAACCAGGCGTCGCTCTATGATAACACTGAAGGAATGATCTACATGGTAGCAACAACAATTGCAAAGAAATTCGCACAAGCGGGATTGAAAAAGGGCGCAAAGTCAAGTGTTCTTCGTAGAGCGGGACTTGGTGCTGGTGCTGTTGCCACTTCTGAATTTCTTGAAGACAATCAATATGTTAGTGCCGCTGAAGGCGCTGCTCTTGGATTCGCTGTTGCAGGACCTGTTGGTGCTGCTGCTGGTGGACTTGTTGGGTGGTTTATGGCCGATGGTGAGCGCATTGCTCCTTGCGATCTTGTTGCGATACCTGCCTATGAAATGGCGTTGCTACGTGCGGGAATGGCTCCGTCGTTTCAAATCTTCATCAAAGAAGGGGAATTGATAGCCCCTATTCTCCCTACTGATGCAATGCGTAGTGCTGAAGCATTAGAGTCCATCGAGGAGGCTGTGATGACACCTCCACGTAAGAAGTCAGCATGGCAGCGTTATATGGCCGTAAAGAAAAACCAAATTCGCTTCAAGTCAGGGTCAAAAAAGAACCAGATGAATCTGAAGGCTAT